AGAAACGCGCAATTCAAGATTTAACGGTGTAGGCTGGGTATTATGGGCTAATATCCCGGATGATTATGATAAATACGGCGCAGGTTATAAAGGTGCCAAAATATACACGAGAGATAAAGTAATGTATGTAAAGGGAGGATGATATGGAAACATTAAACAATGTTTTATTATTAGTTTTAATTTCAATCGCGGTTTAATTATGTGGATTGTATTACCGTTATATATAATTAAAATAAAAAACGCATTGGATGAATTGGTTATGATTACAAAAAGAATTTATAAAGGATAAATATGGAAAAGCATATTATTGAATATATTCTTTTAAGGGATGAATATGAACCTAAAGAAAATTTTTAATGAATTTAAGCAAATAGAAAATTTGTCCGCAGAAGAAAAAATAAATATTATAAATAAAATACGATTAGAACTTCATAAATATAGTCCATTAAAATATGAACCAGTTGATTGTGTTTTATGGATTAAAAATGATTCTGTATATGCAAATGATTATAATCCAAATGCCGTTGCTCCGCCAGAAATGGAATTATTAGAACATTCAATTAGGGAGGATGGGTATACACAACCCATAGTTGCTTGGGATAAAGATAATAATTATGAAGTAATAGATGGATTTCATAGAAATAGAGTGGGTCGTGAGATAAAAGATATTTCCGATAGAATATATAATTATTTACCGATAACAATTGTTAATAGTAATAGGACAAGTAGAAGTGATAGAATAGCGTCTACGATAAGACATAATAGAGCGCGCGGAAAACACAAAATAGATGCAATGAGTGATATAGTCATAGAATTAAAAAATAGAAATTGGACAAATGAAAGAATAAGTAAAGAACTTGGTATGGATGAAGATGAAATATTAAGATTATGCCAAATCTCTGGATTAGAGGATCTTTTTAAAGATGAGGATTTTTCAAAGGCATGGTTAATTGAGGATTCAGAGGCGGACGAATTTTCTGAATTTGATGGAACTGTATCTGAAGATGAAAAGGATGAGAATAAATTTAGAACCGCAAATACATCAGATCCTGACCGAGTATTCCATACTTATGACAAGTGGGAATGTTTTATAGCTGGTTTTTACAATACAACAAAGGATGGAAAAACAGCGGAACAATGCGAACAAGAATATTATAATATATTAAGCGATGAAGATAAATTTTCAGATGCTTTAGAAAAAATAATAGTAGAATGGAAGAATAGCTGTGAACATTATTTGACAAATAAAGCCATGAACAGATTAGCCTGGTTAGGTCAAGCGGCGGTTTGTTATATGACTGGCGTTCCAGCGAGATTTAGTCCCGGATGGCATTTATTATCAGATGATCAGAAAAATAAGGCTAATAATATTGCTCTTAAATATCTAAACAAATGGCTCAAAAAAAATAATATGGATGAAGTTGATATTGATTCCGCAATCTCTAAAGGTAGACAAGTGGAAATATATTGATGAAAGTAAAAAAATATCAAAGCTATACAGTCTTAGATGCATCGAAGAATAGAATATCTAAAATATTTGATGATTTTGAAAAGATATATATTAGTTTTTCTGGCGGGAAAGATAGTTCTGTTTTAACTCATCTTGTTTTAGATGAAGCGATAAAGAGAGATAGAATTGTTGGATTATTAATAATTGATCTCGAAGCACAATATAAAGATACGATAAAACATATAAAAAAATTAATCGATATGTATTCTTCTAATATAGATTTACATTGGGTATGCGTACCATTATTATTGAGAAATGCTGTATCGAATTATGAACCACGTTGGGTATGTTGGGACCCTGATAAAAAAGATTATTGGGTTCGTGAAATACCGATTTTTGCGAAAACAGAAAATGATTACCCATTTTTTATACCTAAAATGGAATTTGAAGAATTTATGGTTCTTTTCGGTGAATGGTATGCGGATGATATTGATACTGCAGCTTTTATAGGTATTAGGGCAGATGAGAGTTTGCATAGATATAGGGCGATAGCTGCAGAAAAGAAAGGATTATTATTTAAAAATTATAAATGGACGACAAAAATTAAAAAACATCTTTATAATATTTATCCAATTTATGACTGGAAAACTGAAGATATATGGATATATCATGGGAAATTCCCAAATAAACCGCATAATGAAATATATGATAAGATGAATATGGCTGGTGTTAAATTAAGTTTACAAAGATTATGTCAGCCATATGGCGACGATCAACGTAGAGGGCTATGGTTGTATCATATATTAGAGCCAGAAACATGGTATAAACTTGTTGCAAGAGTAAATGGAGCAAATTCAGGTGCATTATATATTCAAGAAAGTGGAAATATAACTGGATATAATAAAATAACTAAACCAAATGGTCATACTTGGGAAAGTTTTTGCAATTTACTTTTAAAGAGTATGCCTCAAAAAACGAGAAATCATTATCTTTATAGATTTAAAAAATTTATTTCGGGATGGAATGACAGGGGATATAAAATAATACCAGATGAAGCACCTATTGAGTTGGAAAATAAACAATGGGTTCCATCTTGGCGGAGAATGTGTAAAACAATACTTAGAAATGATTATTGGTGTAAAGGATTAGGACAATCACAACCAAAAAGTGAGGCATATCAAATATTCAAAGAATTAAAAAGTAGAGATATGTTAAAAAAACAGGAGCAAATAAATCTATTATGAAAGTATTTATATCCGGTCATTACACAAATGGTGATGTCGCGATTTTTAGAAGCGGGGCATTATCCATATTGCCCGCATTTAACGCATTTTTGGCATTTAATTTATCCGCATGAATGGGAGAAATGGCTGAAATTAGATTTGGAATATTTAAAAGTCTGTGATGCATATTTCAGAATACCAGGATCTGAAAATAGTAAAGGCGCAAATATAGAAGAAAACGAAGCAAGAAGATTGGGATTAAAATTATTTTGAATAATATATAGATAATTAAATTTTATTGCGTTCGTATAATTAAATAACGTATTTTATATTATATTTAACGAGGGGATTGACTTTTAATATAGTCGTCCCTTTTTTATTAGGAAAAATAATATGACCGAAAAAAACACCGGAAAAATACGGAATGAAAAAGGACAATTCGCAAAAGGTAATCAGGAGGGGTATCGCGGAGGAAGACCAAAAAAAGAACATTGCATTACTGATTATTTACGTGAACTTGGCAATCTTGAAGACGGGCCGTTAAAACGTAAAAGACTGCTTGATTTGGCGGAAAGAATATGGGCGCGCGCATTGGCTGGGGACATACATTTTGTCAATCTTATTTATGATAGATTAGAGGGCAAGGCACCGGATAGATTAATTGCAGACATTAAACATGAACATAAAAGTATAGAAGAAAAAATAAAAGAAATTTCAAATAAAACGCCGGAAGAAATAATTGCAGAAATTAACAAAGAGATACGAGCTGATTCTTAGATCCAAGCAAAATGATGATTGGAAAGCACGCCTTTATTATGCGTGTCAGGGTGATATTATATATTGGATAAATAATTTTTGCTGGACAAAGGACCCGCGCAAGAATGCGATTATTCCTATTACTTTATATGAATATCAGGAACAATTTGTTCTTAATCTTGTCAATCATATTAAATCGAAGAAAGATTTATTAATTGAAAAATCGCGTGATATGGGAATCACCTGGTGTGTACTTTATGTCTTTCAATGGTTTTGGATGTTTTACAATAATTATGATTTTCTTGTTGGATCACAAACACAGGATGATGTCGATCAGTCCGGCAATCCGAAATCTTTATTCCCGCGATTGCGTTTAAATCTATTACAACAACCGGCATTCTTGCGACCCGATAATTATGACGATCATTTTTTAAGACATATTAATCATAGTAAAAATTCATCGATAGTCGGTGAATCCAATAAAAAGAACTTCTCAAGAGGTGGCAGATATAATGCGGTATTATTCGATGAGTTCGCATCCTGGAAAGATACGGATGAAGAGGCGTGGACATCTGCGGGAGATGCTACTCCATGCAGGATAGCGATAAGTTCAGCAAAGGGGAAGGTGAATCATTTCTATAAACTGCGCTCGCATGAATATGGTGATATAGAAATATTTACAATCCATTGGAAACTGCACCCGGAAAAGACAAATGAATGGTATGAAGAACAGAGAAGGCGCAGAAGCAAGGCGGAGATAGCGCAAGAACTTGATATTGATTATGCCGCGTCAGTTTCTAATAAAGCATTTGAAATGTGGAACCCATCAATCCATATACCGCAGAATGGACAATTAAAATATGATCCCAGATTACCGTTAGAATTAACGTGCGATTTTAATATTGATCCGATGTGCTGGAGTGTCGCTCAAGATTTGGGAAAAGGTATTGCGTTGACATTCAAAGAATATACGGAAAGAACTACAATAACGGAAAATGTAATAACGAAATTCATACATGATTTTAAAGAGCATCAAAATAAATTAGTTTATATTTACGGCGATAGATCGGGACGCAGTGGCGGTACCAGGTCACGTTCAACGGATTACGATATAATAAAGCGCGTTCTCTCGGCTAATGGCTGGCAATATGTAGATCAGAGTTTCCGAGATAATCCGAATATAAATGATAGATTGAATTGTGCCAATAAACGTCTTGCTGATTGGGAATATAATGGTGAAGCATTCGAATTTATCACGCCTGAATGTAAAAAATTAATCGAAAGCATAGAGCAGACACAACGCAAAGATGATGGAATTGATAAAGACGGATCGGAGCATCATTCGGATGCGTGGAGTTACAGGATAGCGAAAAAATATCCGATAAAGAAACGAGAAGCATTTACAGTAGCGAGGTAGATATGTTATTCAGAGACTTATCAGAAGATATTATTAAGAAAAGCATCGCAAAAGAAAAGATGGAAGTTAAACTTCAATACGAGCGGGTTAATGACAAACTTCTTGATTTCTATGAGGACAGACAATTAAGAGATGAATATACCAAAGAATACGGATTCAAGAAACAGGACGGGAAAACTGATTTGCCGATGGTGTCTTATAATTTAACTAAAAAGATAATCAATAAAATTTCATTGGTTTATAAAAATCCACCGGAGCGCAAACTTGAAAAGAGCGAAGCATATACAGAATGGCTTGCTAATAATGAAATGTTTGATGAAGCAATTAAATCTGCTGAAAGATATAAGAATCTCTTGGGTAAAGTTTTATTCCGACCGCACTATAAACAACAAACAGATGAATGGGTATTCTTTGTTGAGACATATTACGAGGCGCATTTTTTAGAGGGGGACCCATTGAACCCGGTTGCTTACTCTTATCCCAAAAGACAGGACAACGATCCCAATAATGTAGAGAAAGATTGGTGGGCATTCTGGAGCAATGAATATTATTTCGATTATATACCTGGTACAAACAGAATAAGATATGATGAGAATTTCCCGGACGGTAAAAACCCATTTGATATTATTCCATTTGTTGAATTAAGGGATATGTTTCCTGTCAACCAATATGATACGAGCGGGGCAATCAGTTTAATCCAGGCAAATGAAAATATAAATATCGCGATGAATGATTTGAATTTAATGGTACATTACCAGGCATTTGATCAGCCGATTGCAAAAGGAATCACGCCGACTGATGTGGGGAAGATAAACGCGGGTCCCAATAAAATAATCGCATTAACCGATATTGAAAGTGATTTTTCTTTACTTGGATATAGTCCAAAGATAACAGAATCAATTGAAGCGATTAAATTCGCCATTCAAACTGTAGCATATACCTATAATCTTTCAATTAATTGGGCGATTGAAAGCAACCCTGCATCCGGGTTTTCGCTATTAGTTCAGAATATAGATTTACTTGAGGCGCGTGAAGATGATGTAAGCATGGCAAAATTCGGCGAGAAGAGAGTATATAAAGTAATATCGGCGATGAATAATTATTACAAGTTAAAACCACAACTACCGGATGAGGCATTATATGTTAATTTTGCAGATATAGATTTTCCAGTTAATCAGAAAGAAGAACTCGATCAAAGGAATTGGTATATTGAACATAACATTAAAACTCCGCTTGATTATATGGATGCCGATTTAAGCGAAGACGAGAAGTTAGAACAATTTAAAAAGAATAAAGAAATAAACGGTAAATTGACGGCGCGCGATAGATTGGCGATGACCGTTGAAGAGGTGGGCGGAGAGATTGCCTGATATAAAAAACATATTAAATGGCAAGAACAAATATATTGATAAACTCATTGCGGATTTTTCCAAAGAGTTTGAACAATTATCGCGCTATTTAAAGATCAATATTTCAAGCGTGATAAAAGGCGGCGTACCGACAAGAGAAGCGATTGAACAGTTGTTTTCAGAGGCGGGATATGACGGCATAATACAGAATTTTATAGATAAGCATACGGAATTAATTAATTATGCAAAACAGGTTGGAGGCAAGCTTGGATTTCCGCTCGTATTAACTGATAGAAGCATTGCATTATTAGAAATTCTTGAGGAGCAGTCTATTATGCGGATGCTAACTGTAAAAGATGGAATAATAAACAATCTGATAGATGCGGGATTAAGGGGCGAAATAGAGGGCGCAGGTTTAAGAACTATAATAGCGGGATTGGCTGATGAATTTGATGGTATTGCGCACAAATTCGCGACAGAAGCATTTACCGGTATATCAGTATTTGACAGGACGATAAAATCAGAAAACTTTAAAGAGGCGGGCATTGAAAAATTTATTTATTTCGGACCATTAGATGAATTAACGCGTGATACATGTCGTGCGGCATTAACTGATCCGCGCCAACAAACAGGGTGGACAATAGAAGAAATAAACAATAGCCCGGTTGGATTTACTATTGGCGGTGGTTGGAATTGCCGGCATGAATGGTTGCCATTTGTAGGGGAATTGAAATGAACCAGATAGAAATTGACCAATGGATATATATTGCCCCTGATTTTACCGGAAACAGGCATTATATATTATTGGTATTTTGTTGGTCATATGATGAATTAGATTTAAAATTTTATTTAAATTAATATGATTTCATTTATAAGTACATCTTGTAATAGATTGGAACATACTCAATTAACACTTGAGCATAACATCAATATTGCTAAAGACCATGAAATTGTGCTTTTGAATTATGGTGATAAAGATGGATTGGATGATTATATCAAAGAAAATTTTATGGAGCATATTGAAAAGCGAAGATTGAAATATTACAGAGTTAATGAAAAATATTTTCATATGAGCAAAGCAAAAAATTTAGGACATAGATTGGCGATGGGCGAATTTTTATTTCAATTGGATATAGATACTTTTATATATGAACGAATAATTAATGATTGCTATAAAGCATTAGAATTGAATGGTTATGCTTGCCCATATTTTACAGATAATATGATCTATGGATTATCCGCTGATAATTTTTTTAAACTTGGCGGTTATGACGAGCGTTTTGAGGGATGGGGGACTGAAGATACCGACCTGGCGATGCGATGTAAACACGCCGGGATTGTACCGGTTAACGTTCATGTTCAATCTATAAAACAAATAGATCACTCTGATGATTTAAGATTTAGAAGTTTCGCGCCGGAATATCAATCCGCTTGTTATGAGGATAGTTTAAAAATTTATAATGAACACAAAGAACAGAAAACTACTTATGTAAATAAAAATGGATTTTCTAAATTCAAAGTAATAAAAAATTTTACAGAGGAGATTATTGTTTGAAAACTCTTCTTTTGGGTGCCGGTAGAAGAAAAAATAAAATGATATGGAAAGAGGGCGATACACAGGAATTTAAAGGGAAAGTTATAAGATTAGATATCAATAAAGATGTGGAACCCAATATTATATGGGATTTAAATAATCATCCATTACCATTTAAAGATAGAGAATTTGATGAAATTCACGCATATCATATTTTAGAACATTTAGCACACCAGGGAGATTGGAGATTCTTTTTTAATGAATGGAATGAATATTACAGAATATTAAAACCGAACGGATTATTTATCGGTGTAGTTCCTACACCATATAGCAAATGGGCATGGGGTGATCCTGGACATACGCGATTATTCCCGAAAGAATATTTTACGTTTCTTGATCAGGATTCATATAAATTAATAGATAAAAACAATCCGTTAACTGATTATAGATTTATTTATAAAGGGGATTTTAAATTAGATTTTTTAGATGAAACGGATAGAATAAATATGGCTTTTATTTTGGTGAGGATTTAAAGATGCCATTTAAGAAAATAATTAAAGGGAAAAATAAGGGAAAATTTAAAAGCCCGTCCGGAAGGGTAATGACAAAAAAACAAGTTCAAGCATATTATGCGAGAAAGAAAAAATGAAGGGTATGGAAAAAGTTAAATATTTCAATCCCCTGGATTTAAAAAGAATTGCCAGTGAACATATAACAAAATTCAATCAACGCGTGATTACTAAAGGCGAAGATGCGCGCGGTAGAAAATTTAAAAAATATTCCAAGCAATATGCGAAATTAAAAGCGAATAGATTTAAAACAAAATCAGGTAAAAGTTATAAGGGAGTGCCAACAGTAGCATCGCAATTATCACACCCGGATTTTGTATTGCGCGGACTTACGATGAAGAATTTACGATTCCGCGAAGCTGGAAAAGATTATTATATTATAGGTTGGGATGGCGAAGCGGCGGCAATAGTTGAGGGTAATCAATCGCGCGGGAGAGATATTGCATCCACCATTCCAGATGAGGAATTTAATTGGATATTAAATCGATTAGGCAAAACAATAGAAAAAGAATGGAAGAAAATAAAGAACGTAACAACGGTTGAGGTAGGTTCTGGAAAAGGATTAAAAGCACGACAGTAATTAAAAATGTTGCGTTCGTATATTTTAAATTTATATATTATATCATATTTGATCTTTGAATTACGGGTGGTAGTAGAGGGGTATCGGTCAGGAATCCTCCCCTCGTCCTGATCGAGCCCCTTTTTATTTAACGGAGGTATTATGTCTGAAGAGACTAAAACTGAAACAACTCAAACCGAAGAGACCAAATCGGGTAAAGTGGTATTTGAAAGTCAGGAAGATTTTGATGCGGTTCTCACGCGCCGCTTAGCGAAAGAACGTGAGAAATATAAGGATTACGATTCCTTAAAATCGGATTTGGATAAGCTCATCCAGGAAAAAAAGGAGCGCGAAAACGAAGAATTATCCGAAGTTGAAAAATTGAAAAAACAACTTGAAGAAAAGGATAATCAAATTGCGGATCTTAAAATTCACAAAGATTGGCGCGATGGCTGGGAACGCCGAGAGGCGGAAAAAATCGATAAGGCAATGGCCGATCTTTCAGATGAAGACAAAGAGTTAGTTAATGATTTACCGTTAGAAAAAAGAATGATAATGGTAAACAAACTTAAATCTGAAGATGTGAAACATCCGCAGACAGGTAAATTTGTAAAAGGTGAGCGAGTGCCAACGACAGAAGAATATATGGGAATTAGAGCACAGTATGGGCCGCAAAGCCCTGAAGCGGTACACGCTCGCAATCTAATTAATGAACATAGAAAAGGAGCTTAAAAGTGGCAGGTTATACAGCAGTAACTAATGTAGCCGAACTTGTACCGGAAATTACGCTTGCAGTTGATTATATCTATCAAGACAAATCATTGGGACGCGCTTTAGTTAATTATCAGGATATTACCGGACAGCCCGGAGTAACGGCGGAGTTTCCGCGCTTTACCGAAGTGGTCGCCTCAACCGGCGTAAGTGAAACAGCGGCACCGGCTTCTCATCAGATGGATTTAAGTATGCCAACATTAACAGTCGCAAGGCGCGCTGTTTATGTGGGTCCGTCCGATTTAGCGGTTGCATCCGCTACAGGAAATTTAGCGACCCAGATCGGCGAAGCGATGGGAATGGCGATGGTTAAAGCAATTGATGCGTCTATTTTTGGTATCGTTACGGCAACAACCAACTGGACGACCGGAACCGGTGTAACAAATGGCGATTTAACTCTTGCATATATAAGAGATGGTATATTATTGCTTGAGAAAAATGAGGTTGATGATCCTCTTATGGGCGTTCTTCATCCCCATCAATGGGATATGATCAGAGCAACGTTTATGCCGGTAACAGTCGCGACGAATACAACGGCAATCACAATTGGCAATGTGGTAAGTGATGCTATGCTTTCGAGTGGTCGCGGCAATTTCCTTGGCGTGAATTGGTTTATATCGAATCGTATCGGAAGTGGTACGGTATCGGCGACAGCCAATTGCTATAATGGGCTTTTGTTCAGCAAACGCGGCATTGGATATGCATTTAAATGGATGGCTGAGCAGGGCATTGAAGCAGACCGCGCGCCGGATCTTGGATTGACTAAACTTGTTTTAAACTGGGCAGACTCATCCGGTGTTGTTTATGATTCGGCTGTTTGCAAATTGTATTCAACTTCAAGTTAAGGTGATATATGGCTGATATTAAATTTGATCCCGCCTCCTTAACGGAGAAACAACAGGAGGCGGTGGTCGAATATTATTTAGGAGTACATCCAAGATATTTCCGTTATTGGGGTACAACAATTAATCTTGATATTTATAATTTTAAAGACAAGAATTTCAAAGGATTTAAACCACAATTAAAAGAGATGGGTAAATTATGAGGGTTGCTTTAATTATTCCGTCTGCACTCAATTCATTACCAAAGGACACTTTTTATACATTTTTGTTAACATACTCGCATCTGTTGGATCGCCTCGAAGATTTACCCTTTACTATTACACGATTAGAAATAAAAGCACCGCCGACATTCCCCATAGATGCTAATAGAAATATGGCGGCGGCTGAAATTCTTGAGCAGGGATTTGATACTTCTATCTGGTTTGACGCAGATCAGACGTTCCCGCAGAATATGCTTTTCAGATTATTACAAAATCCCGCACCGATTGTAAGCGGGATGTATTTTCTTAAAAAAGCACCGTTCTTTCCGATAGTTTATAAAGAGACGAAAGATAGTAAAAAATCCGGCAAGTTTAATTGGTTTACCCCGATAATGGAATATCCGAAAGAAGATTTTTTTAATGCGGATATGATAGGTATGGGGTGCGTAAAAATTGATCGTATAGTGTTTGAAAAAATAGCACAAATGTATTCAAATAAAATACAGATAAATGAAGCGGTCAATAGAATAAAAAAATCATTAAACAAAAAAGACGTGGATAAAATAAAACCGTATCTTGATAATATAATGGATGCAGATCATATTTACGGTGGATCTAAACCGGAATTTTTCAGATATGGAATTAATCCGATTACGATTGATGAGGAATCTTTCGCACGTGAACCATTGAATAAATACAGAACTAAATATTGCATTAGAGACGCGACTGAGGATGTATTCTTTTGGAAACAGGTAAAACAGGCCGGATTCGAAATATTGATAGATCCTAAAATCCAATGCGGGCATATTACTAATATTATTTCTGATCAGGATTTATTCCATAGTTTTTATCAAACCAGGTTAGATAAAATAAAGATAGATGATCCCAAGACTTATAATACGATACAGGAGAATATATGCCGAGCAGAGCCGATAAAGAACGAAATCTTAGAAGAAATATTGAAATAAGTACCGAGAGAGAATACAGAGACGAATTAAAGAAACTCCGGCAAACTGATAATCCTAAACTTAAAGAGAAAATCCGCAAAGAATTTGAAAAAAGCGCGGAGAGAATTGATAAAACAAAATTACATGAGGTTTGGAATGGCTAAAATTATAATGTTTTTATTTGTGCCGATATTTTTATTTGCACAAAATACGCCAATCCGGGAATTAATATTTGAGAATGTAACAAATGATACAATTTCAAGTGCAACATCTGCGGATTCGATTTATATACAATTTGGCAATGCCGGTGGCACATGGCAACAATTGACAGAATCTTTGAATGATACGGCATATGTTACAAACGATGATAAAGATGCCGGAACAGTTGTTCAATTCACTTTATCTGGTGAAAGTTATTGGACATATGCGCCGCAAGTAAGATTTGAAATAAGAAGTACGGGAATTGATACGATAACATCAAGATGGATAAATGTGTCATATTTAAATGGGGCGTGTTTGTTAACTATTACACCGGACACATCCGGCACAACGACAGATTATGGTAATTCAGTCTTAGAGGGAAACTGATGGCATATTGTAATGTTACAACCGATCTTACCGATGTTTTCCCGGACATAGAGAGATATCAGGAAAAATTCATTCTTGAGGGATTTGTTGCTGTTTCCGGTCAGGCGAATACATACGCGGTTTATGGTTGCGGTCAGATTAATATGGTGTTTGATAATGATGTTCAATTAACAGAAAAAACATCTATCGCGACAGTCCAGGCAAATGCCGGAAGTTGGTGGTATGATTCAGATAATGATGTGGTATATGTTCATGCGACTGATTCCGATGATTTAACTTCAACTGCGCAAAGCACAACACTAATAACATCGGGCGAAGATTGGGATACTTTAAAAGATAATATGCGCGATAAATCGATGCAATTCATGGATTCTGTTTTAAATTCCCGCTATACTACGCCATTAATGCCAAGACTTATTAAGACACATGATACGGCTGATTATGAATATCCGATAGTTAGATGTTGCGCTTTGCTTACGTGCGCGTTTCTTGCAAAACGCAGAACTCCGACAGACCCGAACGGCGAAAGACTTTTCAAGGAAGCGTGGAACCCGGACCCAGAGCCAGGAGAACAAAAGGGATGGTTAAATCAATTGCGTGATGGCGACATGGTCCTGCAGGAACAAATCAGCGGGCGCGAAATAGGCGGATTTAATATTTATCCTAAATCTGATAATACCGCAACTGCTTATGTATGGTTTCTTGGTAAATATACCGGCGCACAATATGAACGATGGAGACTGCAAATTGATACTGCCGGCGCGATTGGTACGGCAACCTGGAAATTGTCAAGAGACGGCGGAACTAATTGGGATTTAGAAACACAGGATACTTTCGATACTACCGATAATTCAAGACGAATTTTAATATATGCTGGAATATATGCTGTATTTTACGGTACTTTCGGCGAGGGTGATTATTGGGATATTGAAGTTTTCCCGATGAGTGATAGCGCGACTGTTTCTAAAATTGGATCTATTGAGCTTGAAAGATGACAATTGTATATACAAATCAAGTCAGAACAAATATCATTGATCCGTTGCACGATTTAATTTTAACTGAATTTAAGCCATTACCGATTATTTTTGAATCTGAATTTAATCCGGCGCATATGACCAGAGGACAATATATTAGAATATGGCTTTTAGATTCAACCGAACTTTCTAAATTTGCAAACGGTGAAACAAGACAATATGAGATTGAGATTCTTTATTATTTTGATCTTAGAAGAAAAAGCGAAAGAATTGCATTTTATGATATGTGGAGCGATGAGGCAGAACATTTGAAACGACTACTTGATAATAACACATCTTATAACGATGGTACTTACAGGTGGCACAATTTAGAGATTTCCACCTCACCGTTTCAGCCTTTATCGGAATTGGAAGACGTAGAAAATGAAGAAACAATGGGTATAAAATTTACGTGTTTAATTACAAGGAATAATATCAATGGCTAAGGTAAAAGCAAAAGAAGATTTTAAATATTACAGAAATGCATCTTTAAAACTTGACAAGAAAGATTTCAGGAAATTACAAGAGGGTAAAATTGTAGATATTCCGAAAAATAAAATAGATGAATATCCGCATATTTACGAGATCTTAGATAAGGTTCCTGATAAGGAGGAATAATGGCAATAGACGGAATTGTAAAAGCGGGAACTGAAACAAAATGGGGCATATCCGAAGAAAGCACATTCGGAGCAGTAATTGAGGATAATGTTGCATTTGTCCAGATGGAAGGACCCGTCCCATCAATAAATGAAGGCGTTATAAGAAATATTGATTATAAAGCCAATGGTTCCAGGATACGATTAGACACAGATGATTATTTCACACAGGATGGCGGGATAAGAGTAATATCTTTTTCTGATTTAATAGTAAGAAGAACAATGCTCGCTGATCTTTTATATGGCGTGTTCGGTAATGTTACAGAGGGTGCAACTACTCCGTATTCTAAGGATTTCGTGTGGACTTCTTCGACGACACAGCCCGATTATTCTGCAAGTGCTGGTTATTTTATGACTGTTGCAATCAATAGGACATTATCCAGCAAGGACAGGAAATACACAAGTTGTATTTTAAGGACTTTAACATTGACGGCAGATTTAACGGGCGACGGTAGATTAAGAGCGTCGGGTGAGTTTATAAGCGGGTTCAGCTCGACAGCGACTGCAAATTTGAGCGGTACCTGGGCATATAGTGCGGCTAATTATTTCAATTGCCATGAATTTTCACAAAAGCAAATAAATAATGTCGATATTGTTTTATATGGTTTTGATGTTACTTTCACGAATAATGCAGTAAGAATCGGTGGTAACTCGTCAGGTAACGCAGAAAGCTACGCTTTACCGCAGTATGATGTAACGGGAAATCTTTTAGTCAAATGGGATACCGCAACCGATGACTTACTTGCAGATTCAAAACAGGGCAATTTAAGAGAACTTGATCTGCAAGTCGGGAGTGCGGGCGTAGCGGGGCATTTCGCTGTATTCTGTGATAATGTCGCTTTTGGTGATGTGGACGATGAGCATGGAGATGAAAGAGGCCATGCGGTCAATGTTCCATTTACGGCGTTATTTAAAACCGGCGGCGGTATGTGTACCGCTACAGTAGCAGACGGGAGCGATAGATCATGGTAAAACTCTCATCCGGCAGAGAGATAGAATTAAAACCGCTTAAATTCTTTCAAAGAGCGGAAATTAAAGATCTGGCTCTAAAGAATTATCGCGAGAATATTCCAGTATCTTTAGTAACTTGCGGGAAATGCGTAATATATGCGACTGGAATAACAGAGGATGAATTAAATAAATGGGGTGACGCAGAAATTTACGAGGCGGGCGCAGAGGTATTTAAAACTCTATTCATTTCAGAGGAAGATAAAAAAAAATAATTGTCAGTATATGGGCGAGTGTTTATGAAGCTGAAATGCAAGTACAAAGTTTTCCCATTAAAACTCAAATTGGTATATTCAAAAATGAAGAAGACATAATAGATTGGATGTTAAAGCAAGATGATTCCCAGATACTTGCCATTGATTACATGACTTTCATAAAACACGCGCCGCTAATATTCACATCACAAATAAACGAGTTTTTAATGCGTTTCAATCTTTTAAAATCACACAATATTTTATCATATGGAAATGTCTTAGATGAACTACCGGCGGTATGGGTTGATGCGCTTCAAATAATGGAAGTTGAATTTAATAAAGCATTAAGGGTTAAGCGTGACAACAAAACAACTTAATATAAAAGTAACTCAGCAGGGTGCGCAAAAAGCTGAG